GAAACAAGTGCGACAATGATAGCCTCCATTATCAGCCCTCCCATTTCTGCCAAGCGGCGGCGTAATCTCCGGGGCTATAAGCAGTCCCGTTGGGGTCAATGCACTCGTAGATATTCCCGTCCGTCCATACCATGAACTCTCCCTGGTGGTACATATCGTGTGCGCCCTGGACAGGGACATAGGGACGGGCCGTATCAGGGCTTTTACCATGCAGAGGCCGGTTGAAGGTGTACCATGCGGCATTTCCGGGAACAATATCCGGGTAAACCGAGTTGTCGTAAGCCTGAAAACACTCCCAGGTCTGCTCCCACTCAGAGCCAAGACCGTTCCCGGCATGGGTATTGAGGATTTCCCCGACAGTATGATTTCCCTTCACCCAATCGAGGTAAAGCCCAGAAGCCCTGATCTTCTGGTCATCGTCCTCAACCTGTTTCCCTTCCAGCATGAGCCGGGACATATAAATTGCGCTGGACAGAGCGTTCAACATCTTCTCATTCACAGAGATAACCCCCTCTCGATAGCCGCCGCAATAGCGTCCACATCGGTCTGTTCCGCCTTGCCTTTAAGGATGGCCTCCTGCTCCTTCTGGTAGGCAACCTCGCTGATCGTGGTCACGCTCACGGTTTCCTTCCCTTCCAGTTCGCTTCTACCCTCAATGTGGTACACAGACCCCTCGATCACAATGCCGTGGGCCTGTTCCTCCGAGCATAGGCCGAAGCACCCGTTGTTCTGCATTCTGACCCACACAGGGGTTGTCACCGTTGCCAGAGGCGTTCCATCTTTGAGAATTCGATACATTTCTTTCCCAGCCTTTCTTGTTCGGATAGAAGCCGAACATGGATTTGAAATACTGATTGGTGTTCTCTCGTACCTTAAAACTGTTTCCTCGTTTCATGTGCCCGTGATAACTCTCTACGGAACTCCGAATGTCCGCAACCGTCATCTCACCTCTTTCCCACTTTCCATGAAAGGTTCGCAGCTTACGCCGAATGATCTTGGTAGAGTCAGGGTTCATCTTCAAAATGACCTTGCCGCTCGAGGTGAGAATGAATTTGGTCTTCAACCACCGGTAGAAATCAGCCAGCGGAATAACCCGAGTTTTCTTCCAATTTAGCCGCAGACCTAACTTCCGGGTCATCTCTTCCAGCCCAAACATTCCTTCGGTTCTGAGAAAATCAATGTCCTCATGAATAGCATACCCATCGTCCATGTACCGGGCGTAGCCTTTAATCCGAAGTATTTCCTTGAAATAGTGGTCAATCGGACTTGGAAGAAGCAGGGCATTTGTCTGAGAGATTTGACTTCCAAGCCCTAAGCCCACCGACCCAAAATCCGCAATAAAGCTGTCATGCAGGGAACGCACATGGTCATCATGGAGCCGCCGCTTTGCTTCCGCAGCTAAAGGGCCGTGTGGTGCTTCATCGAAGTAACTCTTGAAGTCAAAAATCAGAATACCACCGGCCAGACCATGTTTCCGATAATGCTTTTGCAAGTGGCAGATCATACGCCGCAGGGCGAAGTCCATGCCACGGTGTTTCAGACTGGCCGAGTTGTCATAGATGAAAGAAGATGAATAGATCGGAACAATGCAGTAATCGCACAGACACTTTTGCACGGCCCGTTCTGTGATATGGACAGAGCGGATATACCGTTTCTTACCACGCTCCATGATGGTGAACTCATGGAAGCCTCGGTGGTAAAAGTTTCCCTCTTTCAGCGATCTCGCTGTTAGGGCGATATTCGGGATAATGTTGCCGATATAGCGTTGTGTAGAGGATTTCCAGTAAACACCCTTGCAACATTTCTTTCCCGAAAGATATAGGTGTCGGAATGAGAAGACTTCATCAAAATCGCCACAGGCCATGCTTCGCTTTCTACGAGCCTCGTCCCTTTTGGCTTTTCTTCTTTGATAACGGACTTCTCTTCTTTCCGCACTTGTCATGAAAAGATTTCCCTCCGTACAGTATGATTGTGGGGTACGGGTTCTAACTGCGTAGTAATACCAGCCATGAAATGAGTTACCGTACATCACTCACCATGCAAGAAGCGTCCGGCTGATTACATCGGAGTGCCCCTTTCGGGGTGGGCGCATTTCAAACGATGTGCCCGGAAGTTTTAGCCCATAGGCAGGGTACAAGTCCTCCCTCTGCAAAAGGTACTGATTTCACCCAATGGGGTTACTACGACTGACCTATACGAAGTTGCAGAGTCCGAAGGACACGCCATTAGAGTTGCTGGCGTTGTTATTGTTGGCATTGCCCGAGTTGTTCACCATGCAGAAATTGTTGGTGTTGTCGCTATTAGGCGAACGCTCCCACCAGTTGTTCGCAGAACAGGCAAGGTTTAACAGGACTTGACCCATATTAGAGAAAACTAATCAGGAAGGTCTTTGTACCTTTTCCGATCAGATTTCTTCACGCTGGAAATCAACTTGGCTTCATCTACGATATACTCTCCGAACTCCTGAATAGCGTGGTCAATCCACGGGTATTTTTCTGGGTTTTGGAGAATAGCGTCATAGAGAAGGGCTAACTTCGGACTGAGGTTTTGCAAGGCAATATTGGCTCTGGTAAGACAGTCCCGGCGCATTTGCGCTTCATGCTTGTTTGTGGGGTAGATGTTATTGGCCGCTCTCACCTCGTCATGAACCGTGGAACATAGGTGCATGATCGGATAGAGAAGGTATGGGCCGTACCGTTTCGGTGCTTTCGTGACTACGGAGAAAGCGTGAAGTTCTAAGCGTCTTGCGGTTTCAATGAACTGCACATTACTTTCTCCCCGCATAAATTTGGGGACTGACATTTTACCCTCCTACACCGCCCCTTCCGGGGCGGGATTTTTGTGGATGACAGATTAAACGCAGAAGCCGAAGGACACGCCATAAGAGTCGCTGGCGGAGTCATAGTCGGCACCGCCCGAGGTGTTCACCACGCAGAAACGGTAGGTGTCGTCGCTAAGAGGCGAACGCTCCCACCAGCCGTTCGCAGAACCATTGACCTTCTTAATGGTGGTGTTGCCAGCGGCATAATACTCATATTGAGTACCCTCACCGGCAAAGGAGTAAGTGGTAGCACCAAAAATCTCAATCTCAGACAGCAGGAACAACTTGTCCTGAGTAGTCTGGATAGAAGAGGACTGATTGCCAGCGGAAGTCCGCTTGTTGACCGTCTTAATAACATTTCGCAGAGCTGCGGGTAACTGACTCAGGTAGGTACTCATTCGAGTACGCATGGCAGAATTGTTCCAGCCACCGGCGTTCGTGTTAGAACTGTTCATGTTTGCAGTCTGATTGAGGCAGTCCACAAGCTGGAAGGTGATACCGGCCATTCCACCAGAAGTCAACTGATCGTGGTCAAAGCCGATAATCTGAACCTTGTAGTTCGTACCGTTAATGTTGACGGTCTTCTGATCGCCCACGGAGAAATAATTCTTGGCCTGTCCGAACTGAGAACACAGAGCAATTTCAGACCAATCGGTTTGCTCCAAGGTGCCCGTGATATTGAAGGGGTAGACATACACAATGCCAATAACTTCCAGCGTGTAAGTCTTAGTCTTCTGAGTGCCGCCGTAGGTGTATTGAATAGACCAATCGCCCAGCTCAGCGGGATAGAGAACCGCTTCCCCACCAGAGGCCACAGCAGAAAGCACCGTAGTTCCCTTAGTCATGGTAACGGTGGTGCCGTTATCGGCATAGACATGGCACTCGGCGGGAGAAACCTTCTGGCTCAGGGCGTAGAGAGCGTCATTCACCGTGGGGTCTGCCCCGTCCAGTTCCAGTGCCGCTTTCGTGGTATCATCCAGCAGATTTGCCTTACTCAGAGGTGTTCCCACCACATCACAACCGGCGTTTGCTCCGGTGGTGTCGGTGTTCAGAACAACATCTAAGTAGCCGTTTCCGGCGATCAGCTGTTGCCTCCATTCCTCGAAGGTAGCGGGCATATCGGAAGGTGCCCGAATGATACTGGACTTCCCGTTGCCTTTGATGGTGGTGTCTTTCATAGCGTTTCATGTTCCTCCTTTTTATTGACCGCAGTACCGAACCCCTGTATAGGGGAAAGGAGCGGTTGTTTGCGTCACTCTGCTGTCGATCATGAAAAGTAGCTGCTCAATGTCATTTGCCAGTTGATAGGTCATGTAGTCCATAGACCCAGGGACAGAAGGGGCATTTGCCGGTAGATTGAGTTTGGCTCTCAGTTTGGTCAGACAGGTCAGAAGATTGGAAATCTGACTCTGCGTGGGCCAATCTCCCACCGCCCAATCCACCTTCGGGATAATGCTGTCATCGTAGATAGCCAGGGCTTTCATGCGTTCTACCAGATAGGAGATTGCCTCCCCAATCCGGTTGAAATCGGTGTAGTTGTAAGCCCCTTTCATTCCGGCCATGTATTCTGTCTGTTCCTCCGAGGTGAGGGCGGAAAGCCCTCCCCCGGTCAGGATTTTGTTTTTCAGTTCAAATACACGGTCAACATCGGCTTGGGTTCTGTCGAAAATCAGATTATCAATTACACTCATATCAAGCCTTTCACCGTCATCTTTCCGCTCAGAGAGCCGTCAAAAGTGATTTCGTCCACCAAGATCAGAGCGTCCATCTCGTCAGTGTAAAGGGTCTGCAAACCGATAATGTCACCCACTTCCATTTCCGGGTTGCCCCGGTAATTGGCCTCATAGGTGTTCCGCATTTGCAGATAACTCTTTACATGATTGGCAAGAGCCTGACACATCGTATCATTAGTGATAAGGGGATTTTCCTCCTTGTCGATCTCGCCGGACTGAGCAACGGGGTAGGAAACGACCACCGAATTCTCAGTCAGTGTTTTGCCCGTGATCGTTACGGTCTTAGTGCCGGAGGATAACACCAAGTCCGCAGCTCTGGCGTAGATATTGGAAGACACCAATGTTCCACCAGATACAGAGATTTGAACATCTTGTGCAAGACCAGAGAACTCAACATGAAGCTCAGTTTCGGTGGTCGTTCCCTCATAAAGTGTGGAAGTGTCATTGGAGGCCGTGTAAGAATACCGGGCAACAGAAACAGATTTCAACTCGTCAATCTTGGAAATCTTTTGACTATTCTCTCCAATGGAGGTAAAGTCCAGAGTGAAATCAGTTTCCCGGTAATAGATCTTTGTGACTCTACCTCTCCGGTAGGGGAGATTTCCGATCATGGTCACTTCAATTTTGGTACACTCGATTGCCAAATTGGAGGACACATACACTTCCACGGAGTCAATAGTGGCGGTCTGGGTATCAAGCAAAGTGTCATCGTGGTAATACTTCACCTGAACCGCACCTGGAAATTCGTCAAGAACCGTATCAAATCGGATTGCCAAGACCGGAAGATCATGAGGTACATCGAAGGTCTTTGTGAATACCGGGGGATTTGTGAAAGAGCCGTCTGCTCCGGTCATGGCCTCACTGATATAACCTCTCTGACCGGCATTGCTGTCAGGAAGAATGATCTGACTCTCACCGCCCAGCGTCCACCGGTTCAACTCGAAAGTGACATAGGTATTTTCAGCGGTATTGCCCTTATCAATCGTGTCCCACTCACTGAACCATACATGGCCGTTGTCAGCCCATACGCCGTTGTATATGCCGATGACTGTTACACCAAAGGGTCTGATATGGATAATGTTGTCATCGTCCGTGTAGAGGCGGCAACAGGCCGCATGAGCGATAAGCTGCAAGCAGTTCATGTGGGTGTCGATGGGAAGAGCCGCCGTGGTGAACATATCCTTTAGAGCGTCATCAATCTCCCAAGGATTTTCACCTTGCTCCGTCAGGGTCAGTCCTGCGTCCAGAAGAACTTCTTGGGCCATGTCGTAAAGGCTCTTGGAACCGAGTTTGCTCTTATAGAAGGTTCCGGTCAGACTCCCGATCAGGCCGGTGCCGTTGAAGGTAGCCTGATTGTTTTGTGCGCTGGGTTTGGCATTTAACACATAATTGTCCGGTTTTATCCATTCCACAGAGCCGTCCGGCAACTCATAGCCGAATTGGATTTCAATGGGAGAATTCTTGTCCACATAGGCGTAGATACCAGCCGGGTTGTCAGGGTCATACTTGTGTTCATAATCCAAGATCGTGAACTGCATTGTTTCTGTCGGCAACCTCCGGCTCAGGGGGTCAACATCATGCTTCTGCTGGGTGGAAACAATATCCTTGTTCACGAACTGGACATTCAGGCCATAAAGCACATTCTCCAATCGGGGTCTGCGATAAGGCAAGCACCGGTCAAAAGTGATTGTTACCTTGTCTACCTCCGTAGCGGTAGTGCTGATCGTTGTCTGGACACTGGTAATAGCAACCGTCTGGGTATCAACAACGGCACCGTTCAAGTAGAAATCTGCGGTCACTTCAAGCGGCCATTCCTGCTGTCTGGTGTCGAAGGTCAGTGTTAAACCGGGGAAGATATGCTTCAAGGAAAACTCCCGTGTAATGACCGGAGGGGTAGTGAAATTCCCCTCTGCGTCACTCATGAGGCTCGAAATAAAACCGTCCTGCACATCTTCCCCGGTAGGGACAAGCAGACTCTTTCCGTCCAAAGCCCACCGGTTCAACTCTAAAGACACATAGGTATCTCCATACTGGTAGGCATAATCCACCGTTTCAAATTCAGAAATACTTGCCGCCCCATTGCTTTCCCACTCGCCGTCCGTAGCTGCGGTGGTGTCCACATTGCCGAAAGTGATACGGACATAGGAACGATTTCGGAGCATGGCTTTCATGCTGGCCTTATAAGCGTTGCTGACAGATTTCATGCTCCTATCCCTCCTTAGAGCGGTTCACCGCAGTCAATGAGATTGACCTTACAGTTAATGTAGTCAATGGGTAATTTGGTCACAGGGTCAAGGTGGAATGGCTCTGCGGTACGATCTCCGGGGTACATCTTCCGAGTAGTCCAGGTGTTGTTCACCATATCCGGGTAACTGACCGTCACATAGAAATTGGAGAACTCCTTCAAGATGGCCGACCACTGTTCCGCTGTCAGGTAAGCCCATTCCAGATTGTTCAACTTCTGTTGCTCACGGCCTACCACCTGTCCTACCACCACGGCATTTGCATTCCGGGCGGAGTCCACGATGGTAGCCACAAGCATTTCCAAGCCCCTTCGGGGGCAGGGATATTCATGACCGTTGATTTTGATAAAAGCCGCCATATATCCCTACCCCCTTAATAGGCATTCGAGAATGCTCCGCTATTCACACGGACACCTCTGTTTCTGCTATACCGGTCATAAGACCGGCCAATTACATCATCACCGATGGACACGGACAAATCCTTGTCATCAATGAGGTTCATGAGCGCATAAATCGCGGCGATCACGCCGTCATTGGCATTTGCCACACCAGCGGAGATACCTTCCACAATCTGGTCATTATTGGCTACCGCCGTCCTGTTACCAATGGCACCGACCATCTCAGCACCGGCTTCCCGAGCGATAAAGAGTTGACCTTCATCAACAAACCCGCCCTGAGCATAATAGGGGATGGGGTCGATCTGGATTTGAGAAAGGTAACTCAGGCTAATTCCCGTGAATGCCGACAACTTATTGATCTCTCGAATAACGCTGTTGACTGCGGCAATGGCATTGTTCATGCCGGTTTCAATGGTCATCAGAATGCCGTTCCACTCAATGGTCACGACATTTCCAAGCCCTCTCCACAGGCTTCCCCACTGAGAAGACAACTCCGTACTCCAAGTGGCGTAACTGGTGTTGAACTCGGTCTGCCAAGTAGTCCAGGTGGTGGTCATCTGCGTCCACATCGTAGACCACTTTGTAGTAGTCTGCGTAGAGAAGGTAGTCAGCGTGGCTTGGAAGGTGGTGCGGAAAGTGTTCCACCCGGTAGTCATCTGCGTCCACCCGGTAGACCAACCGGTGTTGAGGGTGGTCATCGTGGTAGTCCAGGTGGTGGTCAGCGTAGTCCAAGTGGTGGTAAGGTAGGTGCTAATCATCGTCCACTGAGTAACGCTCACAGTGTAGATGTTCACCCATGTCGTGGTAGTCTGGGTCTGAATGGTGGTCAGCATGGTAGTGTAAGTCACCTGAATGCCATTTGTGATCGTGGAGAAACTCTCGTTCAACAAAGCGGCCTGACTATTCATGCCGGACGCAAAACCCGTCACCAGATTTACGCCTACCTCCTGCATATTGACAAACATAGCCCCGGACAAAACCACGGCCTCTCTGTCATTCAACAGGCTTTCCAACTGGTCAATGAGAGCGGAATACTGAGTTACCAGAGTTACCGCCTGACGAACCTCCGGTACAGCGATCACCAGTTGTTCATTCAGGTTTGCGGTGTCTACGGCAATATCAGCCACATCGTCTGCAAAATCCCCGATGGGGTTTCCGGCAAACAACTGCTGGAAGCCGCTCACAATACTGTCCCAGGTGATACCGCCCATGGACTCGGTATAGGAACCAATTTCCCCGGCAAAGGTGGACATGAAATCCACGAAGTTAGACATATTCACCGTGAGAGCCGGAAGAACCCCGTTCACTCGGGTCAATGCCGGAGAGAGATTGAAGGTCAATTCATCTGCCACGCTCACAAGGCTGTCAGTAAAGGCCACAAACGCCACCGCCAATTCAACCAGAATGGCAGTACCGAGGCCAACGGCTACCGGGAGAAGCCCCACGCTGGCAACCGTAGCTGCGCCGAGAGCCGCAGTAACCACACCAATCCCGATCAGGAGGCCGGTTCCGACTCCAATGCCGGTAGCAATCGTTTCTCCGTTGTCGATAACGGGTTGCCACGCCTGACCGATCTCGTCAAGACCCTTCCCAATGGCCCAGACCTCAACGATGAACAGACCGGTTGCGACACCCAACTCCAACAGAATAGCCGTACCGAGTCCGACATTGGTAGCAATGGCTACACCACCGGTGCCGAGAGCATAGGCGGCAAGTCCGATAGCGGTAAGCAGAGTGGTTCCCGTAATGATTGCGGTTGCCACTGTGCCTCCGTTTTCAATGACAGGCTCCCAAGCCTTTCCAACCTGATCTAACTCTGTCCCAAGGATAGCGATTGCTCCCACGATAAGGATTGCCGCCGCAGATACCTCAGCGATCACGACAAGCCCCCAAGCGAGATTTTGAGCGAGGGTTTTCAGAGTACCGTTAAGTCCCCCTCCGCCGCTATTACCCATAGCGGTTGCCACTTCCTGCAAAGTGGTGGAAGCACTTGTTACCGCCTTACCCGCTCCAATTTTGGAAGCGATCTGATTGAGTGTGCCAAGGGCGGACAGGAACCCACCGACCGTCAGAAGAAGTCCAGCGGCCAATTCCACCTTATCAACTCCGCTCCAATCTCCGGTACGGAAAGCCTCTACAACATCAGAGAAGTTCCGCACAATGAGAGTGATACCGGTAAGGATTAAACCGCCACCGGTCAAGACCGGGTTATTGGTCAGAAGACCAATTCCACTCAGGAAGATACCGATATTCCTGACAAGATTGGTAGCATTGTCAAAATTGACCCCGCTGTTGACCATATCAGAAATGCTCGACACAATACCGCTCAGGCCAGAAATGACCAAAGAGGCACCGGCCAGTTTTACATTCCCGAGTGCCAGGAAAGCCACCCCAAGCCCCTCAGCGAAACCGCTGATTAACTGCGTGACATTCGTGAGATTGGGGCCGTTGTCCAGAATGTCTTCAATGGCTTCCTTGATCTTGTCCCAGCCGTCCAAGAACAGGCCGAGGCCGGTAACAGCGAAGGTAATATTGTAGAGAAGGTTTTTGCCGGACAAGCCTTTTACGGTGTTAAAGAGGTTGAGAATGCCGTTTGCAACCTTCCATTGCAACATAGCCGTACCGATAGCCGCCGCAGTTTCCAAGATTTCATTCATATTGTCCTTGACCCAAGTGACAAAAGGCTCCATCTTGGCCCTGATCTCGTCAATTCGAGTGGAAACAGCGTCACCCAGGAAGTCATACTCAGGAAGCTCGAAATCAAATCCGCCGCCTCCCCCGGCTCCAATACCGGAACCGGCACTCCCACTATCGGGAGAGAACACATTCAGTTCATCAAATCCAGCGGTGTACTGCTTTAACTTCTTGGCCGCTCCCGCAGCTTCATCGAGGCTGTCAGCCATGTCACCGGCTCCGCTGGCTCCTGCTGTGATACCGGAGTAGTCAACTTCCGTCAGTTCAAAGCCAAACAGGGAGGCGATTGCGTCAGCAATCTCCCGGATGACCTGAACCACAGCGATTGCGTAGGGGAGAATGGCATTCAGGGCCGGGATGAAGATATTACCGATAGACCGTGCCGCCATGTTAAACTGAGCCGACAGAACACGGAGCTGATTGGCCGGGGCTTCTAAGGTTCTCGACAAATCCCCCTGAGCGGTAGTCACCTGAGTCATGATTGCGTAATATCGCAACTCTGCCTTTTCAGCCTGAGTCATGGACTGGACGCTCTTATCAATTCCAAGGGACAGGGCAGTTGCTTCCAATCTTGCCTGAGAGAGATCATAACCAAGACGGCGTAACGGCTCTAACTCACCAGAGATACCGGACTGTAACTTCTGCATAGCGTCTTCAACGGAAATGTTGAAGAAAGAAGACAGGTCATAGCCCAGCTGAGTCAGGTTCTTACTCATAAGGGCCGCTCTCTCAGCCGTGTCACCAAAACCGGTCAGAAGGGTATTGAACACACCCTGATTTCTAATCCAATCAGACAAGTCAATACCCAGAATTTCACTTACGGTCTTCCCGTAATTAAAGGCTTCCTCTGCATATTTACCCATAGCAACGGTGAACAGGTTTAAGTTCTCCTGATACTCATTGGACTTGGTGATAGCCGTACCAATCATAGAAGCCAACCGGCTCAGGCCATAAATCATCGTGCCGAATTTCAGGCCGTTTGCTACTTTGTTCCATGCGCTGGTACTATTGGTAGCCCGTCTGACTGTTCCGTTATACTGCTCCATGCTTCTAATCAGCCTTTGAATTCTCGAAGGGAACGCAGAGAAGCCATTGGACACTTTCTGCATTTCATCCGCAAAGGGCTTCATAGCTGCGGCCAATTCTTTCATCTGCTGGGTAAACTTATCAATATCAGCCTTTTCCAGTTCCTCAATCACGGTAGGGAGCTTTTTGAGCTGATTGATAAAGGTGGTCATATTGGCCTTACCCAACTCAGACAGGGGACGCAGGCCATCAGCAAGGGTTCTGAGCTTATCGCCGTCCGTCCACCGGACATTTGCCAGAGCCGCATTCAGGGCGTTTAACTGATTGGCAATAGAACTGGAAATCTTAATGTTCTTGGCCGACTCCAAGGCTTTCAGACCCGTAGCGATCTGAGTCAACTTCTTAGACACATCTCCGCTATTCAGACCGGAAAGGGCATTCTTCAATTCCCGAATACTCTTACTGGTAGCATTCAGGCCGGTAACACTGGCACCAGTAGCACCCTTCAAACCGCTCAGAGCCTTTTTGAGATTGTTAATCCCGGAAACAGCACCTTCACTGTTCTCCTGAATTTGAAACTCTAAGCCCTGAATTTCAACATTATCGGCCATTTACTCCACCACCTTTCCCCTGAAATTTCTTGTTGAACGACATTGCGAACATCTGCATATAGGCTTTTGCCTTATCGTCCTGTTTCTTTTCCTTGGTCTTCTCTACCTTCTTGTCCTGCCTCACATTCAATTCAAAGGGTTGCTCAGGATAGGGTTGAGGCTTTGCACCCTTCTTCGCAAAGGCACGAAGGATGGGGGCCAAATTGCCTACTGCCTGATAGACATACATTCCTTGCAACCATGCGTCTTGATTTTTCAAATCCTGACGAATACGAGCCGCTTTCCGGTAATATTTCACCAGATCACAGTCCATCTCCCAGAACTGCTCGTAGGTCATTCCGATAGCAAGATAGTAGGGGAAGACCTGATAGAACTTTTCCGTGTAAGCGAAACGGGGAGCGGGGCGATTGCCGCCACCGCCCCCCGGTTTGCTGGACAGCGACTCGCTTACCAGTTCGCCGTCCAGTCCATGTTTCCCTCGTCATCACCATTCTGCTCAGGCTCTTCCATGAGGGACAGAATGGGTTCGTTATACATCTCCACCAGCTTAGGAAGAAGCTCGTCTTTACGAGGCAGACGGGCATAAATCCGGTCAATCACATCTTTCTTGACCCAGCGGTGGTGTGCAAGGAACGCACCAGCAAACAGGGCGGGAAGCATGGTCATGGGCTTGCGGTCAACATCGTCCGCAATGAAGCCCTGCTTCTCCATGATCTCAACGGTTTTGCGGGTGTATTCCAGCGTATAACTCTCGCCGGAAACGGGGTCTTTAATTGTCAGTGTCTTAGCCATGATAAATCCTCCTTATCATTCAGGCCGATTGTGATTACTCAGCAGAGAAAGTGATCGGGGTGGAAGGGGCAATGGAGATGTTCATGTCCACAACCTCATTCACGCCGCCGCCAACGGGATAGACGGACAACTGGCCGTCAAACTCGAACTTGCCGTTAGAGCCATCGGGAGTCACGACACCGCCGCTCTCCTGACCGCCAAACCAGACAGCATAACTATTGGTCTGACCTTCAAGAGCCTTGAGCTTCTGAAAATCGGTCATATCATAGTTAGCGGTAAAGGACAGACCATCGAGGGACTGAATACCGGCAATATAGGTCTGCATATTGTCAGACAGCGTGGTAGTTTCCAGCATTTCAGGCTCGCCGCCCAGATCAGGAAACTCCTTAATGTCAACCAGCTTCTCATAGGTGTCAGCACTGGCACCCTTTTTCATCAGAAAGACCTTGTAAGTGCTAATTGCCATTTCTGTTACCTCCTGTAAAGATTTACACCATCCGTTTCAGCCCGATACCGGGCCACCAGACGGTAAATTGTTGCGTTCTCTAAATTGGGAACTGGGGAAAGGGAAATGCGAGTGAAGTTGCGCCGGTACATGAGATCATCAATGACTTTCATAATGCTCCGGCACTGTGCCTTTTTCCCAGAAGACTTATTGGAGTAGACATTTACCTCATACATGATCGTGGCAAATTCTTCGCTGTCACTGGTACTCAGGTGAGTCAGTGTGGGGTAATTGTCCTGCTCCACAATGCTTACATGGGGAAAGGTGGAAGGGGCTTTGACATATTCCCCGCTTGTGTCAATACCCGGAAAGGCTTTCCGAAGGGCTTCGGCAATCGGTGTATAAATCTGATTTTCTACATCAATCATCGAAACACCTCCTGAGCCAGCCGGGGCAAAACCCCTTCTAAATGCTTTACGGTTTCATACATAGACATATTGGCCGGGTTGCCGTGTGTGAGGACTACGGTATTCCCGTTCGGTTTGGTGAACTCAACACCATTCGTACCGGCTTCACCGTAGTAACCCCATGTCTGTTGCTTACCATGACCGGCTCCATACTCTCCACGGCGCATACCGTGTTCCGCAGCTTCCGGGTGATTGTCTGGGTAAACAACACCTGTTCCGAATTCAATGAAAAGGACAGAGGCACCAACAGCGACAATCGCTCTGGCTCCGGTTGCCCTTTGCTCAACAGACACAGAAACATCATTCGTTCCGTCATATTCCGCTTTCGCAAAATTGGCCGAAGCGACAGACAATCCCTCTTGGGCCAGCCGATCAAGCAGAAGGTTCGCTCGGGTTTTCAACCAATTCTGGTAGCGTTCAAGCTCCCGAATGGCATTATCAATCCCGGCCACAGACAGAGGTACTTTAATCGTCTTCACGATACCGTCACCTTGCTTATAGCGTAGGAGATGGAATTTAGACTCTTAGCCACACGCCGCACGATGTAGTCATAGAGGGGATTATCGTCAGCGTCATATTCCGGCTCTTTATCAACAAACAGCACGGTATTTTCATCAATGGGGCAAGAGAGATCATCAGTGACAATCACCTTGTCATAGGAGATGAAATTACCAAACTGCTCCACCTGAGCCGAACCGGTAGCCGCCGACACATTATCCCGACGCTGGACAGCGGCCTTATAGACCACACGGCTATCTCCTGTTTCATTGCCGTCCTCGTCCCGAACCGGCTCTTTCTTGTCATAAAGCAAGTACCAATAGGACGATTTATTACGCTCCATGATCTTCATGAGGTCGAGTCCCCCTTGATGACGCTGGCAAAGGGAACTATCTCACGCAACAGGGTAGGCGGTACATCTCCATCCTCATAGGAACGGGAAATACCATTCTCACTGTGCGCCGTTTCTCCCTCCGCACCACGCTTATTCACAAGGTAAGCTGCAATCTCTACCTGATTGAAGTCATACCGGGGCGGAACGGTGGTAACGGTTTCGTCAAAGGGATAAGCCCTCCGGCAAACCTTATTTGCGGCGATAGAAAGGTAGACAGAAAGCATGGCTTCATCTGTTTCGCCGGTCATGGTCTTCAACATGGACAGTTTTTCAGCGTCAGTCATGATTTCTGTCATCCCTTTCCATCAAAATTTCTCTTTAACCCGCAGAACCACCGGGGAAGTCAGCCGCATTCGCCACATACACGCTACGGCTGTAAGTGGGAGCGGTGAACTCGGTAGAGATACCGGTAAACTTGCCGTGATACCACTCGGGGCCGTGGTCAAGGCCGATCTGACCGAAGAGTTGATACTTCTCACCGGCACCAACCTTGGCAAGAGGCTCCAAGAAGAAGTTACCCTTACCGGGAACAGGCTGATAAACGGGAGCGATCACATTCAGGTTCAGAAGCAGGGCCGTACCAGCAGGAAGACACTCGCCAAGGTACAGGTAGACAACACCGATGGGAGTAACCACACTGGACAGAGCAATACCGTTGATCTCCCGAGCGGCGGGAACCACGGTCAGGCCGTTCTGTACAGCGTCAGCGTTAACCTGAAACAGAGTCACAGCGTCACACCACAGGCACAGGCCATCGGTGGGAGCATTGGCCCCATAAACCTTCTTCACCATGTCGGCAATATCCCACAGACCAAGGGGCTTGCTTGCCATAGCGGTGACATTGGTGGTAATAGCCTCCACCAGTCCACGGGTCTTGTTCACGGTAGCGTCAGAGGTGGCCTTATTGTAAGTTCCCTGAATGAAGGTGAACTCAATGTCCCGGTTAACCTTCTGCATTTTAGCTGCAACCTGAAAGTCCAGCTCATTGATCGGGTTAGCCTGCTGACCTGCCACATTCAGACCGCTCAGAGTACCCATATTGGACTGCTTGGCATAGGAAATACCTACGGACTCCTGAAAAATCTGAGTCACATTGGTCTTCTGAGTCCGAGTGACAACGGTAGCGTCAGGGGCAGTCAGGGAGGCGGTTTCGCTGATAGCAGGCTGTGTGCCTCCGCCAGTGGTGTACTCCTGACCGGTCACGAACTCAACATGATTGGTGGTCTTCGCCCTGCCGCCGATAATGGAGGACAGGGGACAACGGGTATTGCCCTTATTGAAGAGCATACCGGAGTAGTTCAATACTCCAAAACTGGTAGCAAGAACATCTGCCATAAGTCATTCTCCTTTACTCTCACGATTTGTTCTGTTCAGCCTCTTCCTGCGCTCTCAGGCGGTTGTAATAGGCAACAGCGGCCAGATCACCGTTCTTCTGCGCCTCTTCAATCTTCTTGTCGTAGTCAATCGCACCGCCACCAGAACCAGCGCCGGGAGTAGGCTTAGGGGTCTTTTTCAAAGCGTCAGCTTTGACCTTCTTCGCATACTCTTCGAGGAACTTGCTCTGATTGGCAAAGACCTTGGCACTGTCACCATCGGCAAGAGCCTGAGCGGTTTCCTCAGCCAGAGCTTCATCGTAACCCTGAGCAACGAACTTGGCCTTATACTCCGAAATGGTCTTACCCTTACGGAGATCGGCAAGCTCCTGTTCCATCTGGGCCAGCTTGTCAGCGTCCTCCTGCTTCTTCTTTTCCTCTTCGGACAGAAGAGCATTGTGCTTACGCTTCCACTCAGCGGCCTCAGAATTTGCCTTGGAAAGAGCGTTCTTCTGCTTTTCCAGCTCTGCGGCATTGTCCTCGTACTCAAAAGCCTCCAAAGCGGCCAGCTTCTGTTCCGGGGTCATGTCCGCATAACCTTCGATCAAACTGGTGTCAATCTTTGCCATAACAAATACCTCCTGCGTTTAACAAGGCTGTTCCCTCAGCACTATTTTCCGTTTTTGGTAGGGTTTTCTCCCTTTTGCGTTTTTAGGTCTTCACTGACCATTTCAAGCCTTACGGCATTAAAATCAAAAACAAAACGGGCTATCGGTAAGAGCGTTTCCACTCTCACCAATAGCCCGTAATGGCTGTTACCGTTATCTCGCTATAACGGCCTCATATTTCTTTTTGCTGGCTGTTTCCCAGAGAACCAGCCTACCATTTCTCACGGCAAGTTCAACACCCTTGCCACGGGAAAGGATTTCATTCATCGTCTGAACCGCCTCCGGTGTCACCAGAGCCGGACTTTTGACCTCCGGGTTCATTTCCACCATTCCCTCCATCCGGGTTCTGCTTAGAAGCAAGCTCTAAGGCTTTCTTCTCCTGCTCCTTTGCGTACTCCATACTCATGTTGTAAGCAATCTGCGGGTCAGTGAACATACCACAATGGGTAAAGGCCAGCTGCGGAGCGATCTTGGAGTTATTCAGCATAGCGATCAGAACATTCGCCTTTTCGGTAATGTTCTCATAATTACGGCGGGTAAACCGAATTTCCACCGCCGACAACTTCAACTCCAAGTCCCCAAGATCACTACAAATCCGAAGCAGGAGCTTTAAGAACTCCTTCTCGGACTTCTTGAACATCAGTTCACTGTCCTTGGCTCTGGCTTCTGCCGCCGACCAACCATCCCGCATGATGACTGCGGAACCGGTATCACTGGTGGAAGAACCACCATTACGGTTCGGCATTCCGCAAATCGTGAGGACGGTATCATACATATCGTCCACCAGCGTTTGCGTCTGGCTCTGATTTAACTCTGCGGTCAAATACTGGATTTCCGCCTTTAGGGAGGGGTCAATGTCCTTGAACTTAATTGCACCCTCTTCCCGCAGCTCTTTATAATCCTCAGAGGTAATGTCCACATTGTGGAAGAGCATAAGGGCCTGAATGAACTGCTCTACACCATCCAGCCGGTTAGACTCTACCGTATTGATAGCGTCCAGCAGGGGAAGCACAATCTCAAAGGCACCCAGACGAGCATTGTTCGCCGGATATTCGATGATAGGAATACCCAAAATCTGCTCTTCGCTCCGCTGGATATTCCAAGTATTCGTGATCTCGAAAAAGTGATTATGCGTGTAGCAGCTGAACAGGAGGGTACCGTCTTCCAGCAGAACATACTTCACACCCATCTTGGCCGGAGTCCCAAGGGAAGTGCCGTACACCACGAAAGAATATCGAGGGTCAAGGGTGAAAATCTCTGCGGGGCACTCGTCCTCTTCCACATTGGCTTCTCCATCAGGGAGAACCATACGGTAAGAAGTACCAGCAATATGCGACCAATCCGCCAACTCCTTGTCCTTGGCAGCTTTATCCTCAGAGAGCATATAATCGTTCAGTCTGGTCACACTTTCAGCAACGGCCTTATCGTCACCACGAGCGACATACTGAACCGGCTCTCCCATCAGATAGCCGACCTTGAAGGAAACAATCTCATTGGCCCGGTTTTCAACCACAGTGTTATTGATTTCAGGCCGAACCTCTTTCCTTCGGTAAAGAATGGGCTGATCTCCCTTGTAATACCGGTAGAGATAATCAATCTCAGCCCGATTTTGAAGGTGGATAGCGAGTGCCTTTTGCAGAACACTCACAACATTTCCATCCGTGATTTCCTCTACATCGGTATAAATCACTCTACGACCGCACAGAGGCTTCATTCCGCAAAGACACCTCCCCTCTACCTACTTCATCACTGTTCATTATATCGAATACTCCAATGCTTGTCAATGCCTAATCTTTTAGAATACCATTGGAGAGTGCAAAAGTCAAAAATTTCTTTCAACAGGGACGCTTGAATACCTCGATCTTACTCCCGGTCAGCATACGAATTTCATTTTCCAACAGGGCCAGGGAGTCAGGAGCGTCATCATGGGGAACTTTGCCGCTTCTGGTGTAAGTGGTCAGTTCCTTCATGAAATTCCAATACTGACTACCCCGCTTATAGGTGGAGGGGTGTTTGAAGTAAAAATTCTTCTTGATATTGTCGGACGCAAACTCAATTCGAGTCTGCTTGTTTGAAATCGTCCGCTTTGTCCGAATGCCGATGGAGTACCCATGCTGGCGAATGATCTCCGCTACATCTCTGGCATAATACTGACCGGCATTATTCGCCTCAAAGGTGGCAGAGGCAACCTTGTTCGAGATCAGGCACTTGGCACACTCGGGCTTTGTCACCTCAGCAGGAGCGTCATCAAAGACCACATCGACAATATAGACCTCAGTACCATAAATGACCGCAACCGGCATAGAGGTAGAGTCAGAACCACTTTCGGCGGTATCACCTACGGCAATGATGGTGTCCGGCTCCCGATCAGGAGGCAACTCGAAGAAATAATTCAGTTCGTCCTTGTTGAAGAGAAGACCCTTGGCCTCAAAGGGCTGTTGTTGAAACTCGCTCTCAAACTGCTCCGCAGACAGAAGTTCTCTCTGCTCCCGGAAATAAGCCGTGGTAAACACCTTCTGTCCCTCACGCTCATACTCATAATTGCTTTCGTCCGTGATTGGGTCAAGAGCCGGGATTTCAATAGCTCTCCAAGACCACCCCTCTCTCTGAGCGTGTTCCTGAATACGGCCAATGGGGTCATAAATGGAGTACCGAGTACCGGTAAAGACCATGGGAGTACCCTCAATGGCACGGCCCATAATATCGCCGGAGATCACTTCCCATTTATCATCGAGCCGCTGGCGGTTCTTTGCCTCTTCACGGCCCTCCACACAGTCATCAAGGTAGAGGACATTGGTGGCCTCAGACAAACCCACCTGTCGAGCGTCAATGGAGCGGCACATGATGGTAGGGAACCGGGACTTGGATTTCAGATTGATAATCTTGGTGTCCGCTCCGGTCTGAACCAACCGGGACTCCGGGAACACATCATAGAACAGATACTCATTGGGAGTAGTCAGATATTCCAGACACCCATTGTAGAAGCTCTTTACAAGGTCATCTCCCGTTCCTTCCATCAGGGTTGACCGGTCAGGGTACTTCCCGGAAAGCATATTAACAAAATTGATACCTGTTTGTGACTTACCGGCTCTTTTCGGCATGGATATTGTCAAAAGACGCAGTTTTCCGTCAAGTACATCTTGGAAGCCCTGCACCATGGGTTTCAGGTAATGCCGTCTGGGGGCGTAAAACCGCTTTTCAGGCTTCCGGTCAAGTTCGATGTAGGTCATGAAAGCGTCAAACTTATAGGGAGCGTCAAAAAGAAGACTCTTCCGCCATGCCTCATAAAACTTGTCCGCTTCTTTCGGGGAAACAAAATGTAACTGTCTGGCACAGAGCCTCCGCAGCTCACCATTCATGTCATGTGCGCTCTGAAAATCTTCTTCCTCCCACTGACGGCACAGGGATAACAAGTCAACATAGGCCGTGTGGTCATTCGGCTTATTTTCGATATATCTCTGAATGCCATCTGCGATCTTACGATAATCCATAGAACATCACCTCAAATCGCTCCTGCCGCTCGAAAGGCCGCATAAATCTTGGGAGCCTGACAAGCAAACCAATCTACCATTTCCTCGTTCTGCGCCCACTCGCTGTTCTCGGCCAAACCACTCTCGAACAGAAATGCGTGAACAATCTCATGCCGGATATTTTTCTTCTCCTGTATCTCCAACCGGCCTTTTTCTCCCTGCTGACCCCTTTTATAATTCTCCACCACGATCTCTTTCGTAGTTTCATCACAAAAGCCGTCACACCCTTCAAGCCTTGGCTCGGCCTGTTCAGTTACAAGGTTAACGGTGTACTCTGTTCCCAAAATATTTACTACCATAATGACCTCCAAAAAAAATAAGGGCTACCGGATTTCTCCGATAGCCCGTAGTGGCTGTTGCTCTTCCCTATTGAAAGAGCCTTACATATTTTCAAAAAACATGGGAGTGTGGTCAAATTCCTCTGCTATAATCTTGTCCACATCAAATATCATCTGCCGAGTATTGGTGCAACCTCGGCTCGTATCGTTCTTCGCAGCTACGACCTTTTTGACCCACTCATTCAATCTATCTTCCAACATAAAATTCCTCCTATGAATTACTTCGCAGACTCCATATAGGCTTCCTGAATTTTAGCCGCCTCTGTCAAATACACATCTTGAAGTTTTCCACTCCACTCTTGATATTCGTTATCGGTGCCATCTCCCACATGAAGGTAAATATTAGCCATCTCTTGAATACCCTCCATGGAAATCTCAGCGAGAGCGGACACCTTCTCATTACAGATCGTGGCAAGCCCTTCAAGACCACCGGTATTCTCCGTAGCTTCCGCATTATATTCCTCAATCAAACCGGGAGTGGCCTCTTGAAGTTTGACGGTATAAGCGTCTAAAATTTCCTGATAAGAAGTATATTCTGTTTCCTCTTCAACTGACTCTTCATTTACCACCGACTCTTCCGGTTTACTCGACTGCTCAGGAGAAGGGGTATCATCCGTAGCCGGAGTAGAAGTGTCACCACAAGCACACAGGGAAACGGCCATAAGTAATGCCAACAGGAAACTCAATGTCTTTTTCATATTCAACCTACCTTTCTCACTCGATCATACCATGTGGGGCGGCTGATACCGAGTTGACGGCAAGCGTCATTCACGGTAATCAGTCCTTCTTTCTGTTGCTGGACAAGAGCCAGGAACACTTCGCTGTCTACCTGACAGGCCGGACGGCCAAACCCTCTTCCGGTCTTACCTGACACCTTCCGGCCATTCACCACCGGCATTGCAGCTATACCCTCGGCCTGACGCTTCCTGATCTTCTTCCGCTCCTGCTCCGCCATGGCTCCCATGACTTCAATCAGGATATTGTTGACCATCTCGCCAATCCACTCCTGACCGTGGAAGTCAATCAGCGTGGTAGGAACATCAAACACCCTGACGATAACACCATGTTCTTTGAACCACTCCAACTCAGTCTTGATCTCCGCCTTGTTCCGACCAAAACGGTCTAACTCTTCGACCAGAATTTCATCTCCGGGAACCAAAATGGCCTTTAACTCTAAGTAATGCTCCCGATTGAAATTCTTTCCGCTCTGCTTGTCTGTGTAGATACGGTCATCAGAAAGGGAAGGGTCAAACTTTTTCAATGCCGCTATCTGACGGGCAAGGTTCTGATCTCTGGCCGATACTCTACCATATCCGTACCTCATGACTCTTTCTCGCTTTCTGAGCCAAGCAGAGCATTCAGATCATACTTGGGGTCTTCCTTCTGGTCAATCACAATCTGGTCAGCCCTACGGACACCGGGCTTCCGCTCCTGAATGACAATCTCATAGCCCAGGGCAGAGAGCATTTCCACAGCACTATTGAAGGACAGGTTCGTGCTTCTCAGACGGGAACTGATTTCATTGCCACGCTCTTTCCCGAGAGCCTTTGCCATGGTCAGAAGGGAAACATTCTTGGTCTTCATCAAATCACGAATGGCCTTGTTGATATACATGGTGTTCACCTCTTTCTGTGATGACTACATTCTACACTGAATTTATTTTGTTGTCAATAGAAAGTTAAAAATATTTTGTTACTGAATAAGATTTGTGCTTTAGAATAAAGCCTTTTTATTTTTGTCGGAATTTTCGGCACTCACCCCGCCCCGGCTCCGGCTCGTATATCCCCCGCCCCGGTTCGGGCAGATCGGCCACACGAAAAGGAAAAAAACATTGATTTATTGCAATCATGCCCCGGTCAAAACCAATTTCAATTTCAAAATCAAGGAAAATTTTAATTGAAAATCCTTGCAGCTTGCAGATCATACCAGAGGGAACACAATAAAAGCCCTTGTAATAGGCCACACAAGGCCGCACAAGAGCCGTTATATATAGGGCCAGTATCAGGACATAAAGAAACCCCTTGCAAGGCTTACACGGCCTTACAAGGGGCTTTATTATTTGTTCTTTCTCACACAATCAAATAGCACCATAACAGGGAATAGAAGCAACGCCACAAGCACCATATTACACCGCCTTTTCTACCGGCTGAACCTCGAACAGCTGCACCCCCTTAAAAAATCCGAAACAGGTTAGAAGAACGGGCCAGAATGACATAATAGCCGCCTAACACATTATCCCAGATCAACCCACCATTCAGGCCGTAAATACCACGACTAAAACCCACTTTCGTATAACTGGCCGGTATCTTTTCCGGCTCCGCCTCTGTCAGATCAACAGCCAAACCAAGCCGTACAAACTCCCGCAGCTGCTTCTTTGTGTACTGTTTCATTTTTCCGCCGCCCCTTTCTTCAATTCCCGGTAAATTAAATGCGTCAAGAGCTGTTCGGCCTCTTGTTCCGTGTATTTGGCTTTTTCCCGCTCCGACTGTTCCAGAATTGCGCCCAGATCATCAACGGCGGAGCGGTTATAGTAATAGCAAGTGTCAAGGACAGAGGGCAAGCCTTGCGCCCATTCTGTAAAAACTTTCTCGTTCGTGTACCCTTTCCGGCTCTGGTATTCCGGGGAATATGCTTTTTCCTCTGTATGGACGGCCAGAATAAACCGAGCCACATTGGGGAAGCTGCAAGGGCCGGTAAAATCATAACCGCACGGGTCGAAATGATCTAAAATGTATTGCCGGATATTCTGGCGAGCCTCTTTCGTTGTTGTTTTCATTGTTCAACCTTCCTTTCTCTGCGCTTTACTAACCGAACAGAAAACCGGCCACAAGAATTTTCTTGATACTCTTTCAAGCGTTTTCTTGCCTCTGTTCTGGTATATTCACAATCTTCTATTTCCCACCCGTAGCCGTAATTTGTTTCAATGTCCCACCGATCAACGGTTTTTCTAATATAGGCCATTTCAAACAACCTTTCGTTATATATTCCGCTCCGCTTTCTCTTTTCGGCCTTGATACGCTGGTATGCGTATTTCGCCAGCCGTCCGGAAAAAGTGTGCGGGGATTAAATTTTCAAGGTGCAAAACACTGAATTTGTTTTGTGCCTTTAATATACACTGAATAAATTCAGTTGTCAACCCCTAAACACAAATTTTTTTCAGTGCTTTTTCTGCCGTCTTCCGGGTGTATGGAAAAGTGTACTTTTTCAGATATACCAGAGGCGGACTGCTCCGGCCCATCTGCCCGGAAACCTCCTGCCTGATCTGGGTATAAGAAACCGCCGATCTCCCGTGATAGGAGGTTCGGCGGTTCTTTCATAGTCGATAGTCGCTGGCCGTTTTCAAAGTCGCTCGGCTCATAGTCGATAGTCGATAGTCGCTGGCGATAGTCGGAAAGTCGCTCACTCTTCCGAGTCATAGTCGCTGGCCGCAGCTTCGATATACTTCTGTTGTAACTCTTCCGCAGAAGCGGCCTCCCCAAGCTGATTGTTCGGGGTAAGAACAACCTCCTGCTTGTCCTGATAGCCAAAGTGATTTTTCATCAGGAAGATAGCGGCCACCGGATTGATCTTCCCGTTTTGAGCATAATCTTCCATTTGTGCGTTCAAAAATTGGTACGCCTTTTTTATAAAGTTACGGCTTTCATTGGGAAGATAGGCACTATCTACACCATTAGCCCAAGCCCAGATAGTCTTTCTATCCACTCCAAAGGCTAATGCCAGCCCTGCTACACTTGGCTTCATATCGTCCTCAGAACAGATTTGCAGATACATACCAATCCGCTCTTTCACCTGTTCAGGCTCCTTCATGTCCACAGACGGCCAATCCCACATTCTTAGGGAATGTTGAAGATACTTCCGATTGTCACCCGGTTCAGTATGGACACTCATAGCCTCAGTCCGATCAGGACGCTTATTCCCACCAGTACCCTTCGGACGGCCACGGCCCCGAGAGGGAGTCGGTAAATCTACCACTTTATCACTCATAGTCGTTCTCCTTCCACTAATTATTTTCAGTTACCTTTAGTGAGTTTAGTGAATAATTTAGGCTTTTTGCAGTAAAGTCCTCTATATATCACTCTCTATAAGGGGGTTTATACAAGAATTTATAAAAATAGGGGGTAAAAACTGCCTCAAACCCTTGCGCCACAAGGCTTTCCGTTAGTGGCGGATTATTCACCAAAAAGTCACTAAAATATCACTAACCTTGAAAACATGAAATATATTCAGTGATTACACAAAATATATTTAACTACGCCGGGTACAGTACCACCGAAGACGCTCCATCTTTCTCCAACCACTGAAAATAAACCATCTTGTCAACCCGACAGGCTTCCTCAACAGGGTTATCATTCTGGCACATGAGCATTTCCACTTGTGCGTCTTCTGGGACTGTACTCAACTTGGCTCTCAATTCCTTAACAGTTATTGTGTTTCCCCCCAATTACAAAGTATCTTCCCTCGGAACTTTCTCGCTCTCCCGAGTAATCCCCACAGACCCTCAGCCTGTTCACCGCAGTTTGGACAAGACATACCGGCTATATCTTCCAACCTCTTAGGAAAACTCTTACCCTCTTGAACAAAGAGCTGGTGGCCGCATTTCCGGCATTCAAACACCGTCATCATGGCTATCTTTCCTCCCACTTTCACAATACTCTCTTGCTCTCTTGCAGAGTTGATCAGTGTCTACCGCATACCCATCAGGCGCAACTTGGCAAGCTGCACACTCTTCATTACAGGTCAGGCAAGGGCACTCTCCCGAGTAATGTCCACATTCCTCAAACAGCATAGTCAAGGCTCCTTCTTCAAACCGAACATATCAATCAGTTCATTCATGAACATCTCTGCACACTCTTCATTCCTAAAAGTTGCATAGGCGGTAACGCTGTTGCCCTTTTCAACACAGAGTCGGGGTCGTTTCACATCGGGGAAGGTATAGACCCCGATCTTGACTTTACCATTGCTGATTACAAGACCCACGAGATACACCCTCCTTTTCACACCGAAGGGAGATCATCTTCTCCCTGACCAATTTATCCACTACCCGGCCAACCTCATAGTAACCGGACATAGCTGCGAGGCGGTCTAAGTTCTTCGCCGTTTGTGCTGTTACCAGCAAGGACACCCGGCGCATATTCTTCTTGTTCATATTCACACTGTTCCTTTCATTTGAATGCCACGGTAACAGGGATAGCCAGAGTAGACCGTGCGGCCATCGTGCCATTCAGGGTGCATTTCCATATCTGCATTAAACCGTTTGGCACTACACTGAAAATATCCATTGGACTTACACCAGATTTTATAGGCATTGAAAAGGGTAGTCTGTCTGGTATAGACCTTCTCTTTCTTCTCGCACTTTTCCTCTAAGAACTGCAAGACAAGATCATTGTCCTTCTCATACTGCTTGACCACCTGACGCATAGCCGGGGACATTTTCAGACCAAACCGCTTATACTTGAAGTAGCCCTCCAAGAGCCAAGTGAAGATACCCTGCATAGCCTCTGGGGTTTGGAACTCTGTTTTAAGGTTCTTGTCCTGCTCGTCCTCAGAGAAATGCCGGTTGAACTCAATCACCCTCACACGGTCAGAGGCGAACAGGCTCTTGTCATTGACAGAGGGGAGGTCATTACAGGAAAGCCAAAGAGTAAACTGCGGGAGAAAAGTGCTGGCCGCTTCATACAAATTCCGGGCCTTGATCTCTTCACCACCGGTAAGCTGCTTAATTGTTTCCTCGTCCAGCCGTCCATACTGATTGCTCTCTGCCATAGTGACAAACCGCTTACCCTTCAAAGAGGCCAAAACAGGGCTTGCAGCTTCGGCATTCTTGGAGCGGTCAGATTTACAGATAATAGACACCGGGGACACAGAGGCATAATCCCCGAGAAGATGATGAATGGCACTCAGAAGGGTAGACTTTCCGTTTCTGGTGGTCTTACCATGCAGGATGAACATACATTCCTCATTTGCCGTACCCAGCATGGAATACCCGAGAGCCTTTTGCAAATAATCGGCCTTGTCTGTATCATTGCAGGTGACTTCCTGAATAAACCGTTCCCACCGAGGGCACTCAGCGTCTTGCAGAGTGTAGTCGAAATTGGTCTGCATGGTCAGAAAGTCGTGCCAATCATGCTCCCGGAACTCCATTTTTTGAAGGTCATAAGTTCCGTTCCGACAGTTAATGAGGTAGGGATTTGCGTCAAATTCCTCTGCGGTGATCGGCATGACGCTGGCGGCGTCCTTCATGAGTCGGTCACGGAAACGGCGATCTCCCATCTTAGAGATGAACTTCATGTACTCCCTGCGGCGGTCTTCATTGTCAATCTCCCCGCAATAGAGAGCCATCAGGCGGCAAAACTCTTTGATCTTCTCCGCTACCAGTAGAGAGCCAATGTCCTTACGCCACGCACCCTTTGAATAGGTGTACCAACACTTGGCTTCCGGGCAAAACCGAGTATCATTCTGGTAGCACTCAGAAAACAGTTCCGCCATGCCGGACTCGTCCCAAGAATAACCGGTGCCGCTGATCTGGTGACTTCTCTCAGGCTTTGCCTCCTTGATGTAGAACATCTTCTGAGAGAGGTCTTTGTCCATAATGTACCGGCCATTGGAGAGTTGAAAAAGTTCCTGCTCTTCGGTAGTCAAAATTTCATCTGCCATTTCTTGTCACCTTTCTAATTGATCTTGCTAAGGTCAAAAGCGCACACGCCTGAGAGTCTTCATCCCACCACGCACATTCATTCTTTTTACAATTCATGAATGGGCACTCAGCAGGACTCATAATAGATAAAGGACAAATCTTATTCTCCATCGTTTATACCCCCCCCGTAGAAGAAAGCGTTTTTCAGAGCCTTGTCCACATAGGACATAGCCTGCGGTGAAAGAGTACAGATACACTTTTTGACACGGGATTTGTCGATGACTCGTACCTGTTCACACTCCACCATGCTTGCCTTTATGCCGTTTCCTGTAACAATCACATGGGTAGGCATTTCCATTCTCTTTAACTTGGAGGTAAGAGGGACTACAATCGTGGTGGGAGAGTGTCTGTTGCCAACATCATTCTGCACGATCAGCCACGGGCGGTTTCCACCCTGAACTCTGCTCCCGTCCACGATGGGAACATCAATCAGAACAATGTCCCCACGCCTGAAAGACTTCATATTGAAATTACCTCCTGTATCTGGTAACTGAATTTACGATTGTTTCAATCTCACTTCTGGGAAGCGGGGGCTTACACGCTTGCTGATTGGCAAATAACAGCTCTTTGTAAATATCTGCCTTGGAGTATCCCTGATTATGAAGCTGTCCTGCCAATGAAGTAAGGCTCAGGTTTCGGATTCCGGTGGTAATGGGCGGGTATTCAGGTTTGAGTGTGATCTTGCCATGTTCCGGCTTCCGGTAGATAGGTGAGTATATCCGTTGAGAGGCGGAGCAACCGGCACCCTCTTTCGGAGCGTCAGGAAAATACTTGGACACCACATAGTCAACCGCTTCCTGATTTTCAATGATCTCCGAATAAAGCAGGACATTCCCGGTCATGATAAAGTACCGGCTACTCCGATAGATTTCTACGCCATTACGATTATTGCGGCCTTTGAAGGGGAGATTACCTTTCAAAAGAATATGAACCCCTCGTCCGCTCCGGCTCTTCTCGGTGTAGGACTGGCAATGGCTGATAATGTCTGAGGCCAGTTGATTTAACAGGCCATCGGCAAAACCATTGTCAATGTCAATCCCGATCAGACCGTCATCGTTGAAAACATACCCTATTCCGTCATAAATGCCGTTTGCCACATTCAGCACAGCACAGTCAAAAGTGCCCCAAGTGTCAGGTAGGACAGAGGACGCAGCTTTCTTCTGGCCGGTCTGCATGGGAACCTTAGAGCCGTTCCACACATTGACCCATTGTGTTTTCTGCTTTAGTTCGGTAGGTATCTTTTCATACATGACTGGCACCTCTCAACTCTCATAAGGGGATTGCAGACTCCAATCCCAAGTTTTACCTCCCTCATAGGCATTGCGGAAATAATTGTGTTCTCCATCTCCGGTAAACCACATATAGTCCGAGGGGAGAACTCGGCCAACATCGGTTTCTCCGGCTTTCTCGGCATACCACCGGGTTAAAACATCTTCGCATAAGGCTTTAATTTCATCATCAATCGGGTTATCTATATCATATCCAGCGAATTGATAAGGAGAGGTTACTACCATGACGATGTTCCCATAACCATAGTCCACCCGGTTCAGCACACACCACACACAGGCCGCTTTCTCGGTGTCAGAGGGAATGCCCCTCGCCTCTCCCCACACCATCTTAGAGAGGACAGTGATCTCTTCCTCTGACCATGGCGAGAGAGAGGGAGAGGGGCTTTCTATCTGGTCAACCGGTTCGGTCTGAGTGGGAGGCTCCTGCTCATTGGGAACCGGCTCTGACGCACAGGAGGACAACAGGAGAAGGAAAACCGCAAGGAAGATCAACCAGACTTTATTCGTCATCGGTCTTTTTCTTCCGGGAAGAGGTTTTTACCGTAGCGAAGAAATATTTCCCGTTCACGCAGACCGGATAGCCGGGGAACCGGTTGCTGGCTCTCTTCTTGCCCTCGTTGTAAATCTGCTCCGCAGCTGCAATAGGCATTTCGCCGGACACATGATCGGCACCGGCCACCATGATATACGGGACTTTCCCGTTATTGTTCACGAATGTCATGAAGACTTCCCCTTTCTCTATTCCACGCTTCCACATCGACACCAATTTTCTTCAACTGCTCCTTACAGAGCCATGTGTAGTCATCCGGCATTTCGTAGTGCTGGATAAGCCGGTCATGTTCTAATGAAAAAGCCTCATAGAACCGGCGCAACCGCTTAGGGCCAAACCCGAGATGAACCATGAGGGTATAGAGAACCATAGCGTCAATATCATCGGTGTACCGTCTATCGGCCTCAATGATTTGTCGGTTGATCTCCATGTCCATTGCCTTTTTCTCTGCGGCGGTAAATATTGCCCCGTAGACCTTTCCTCCGGCCTTTTTAACAATCATGGCTCATACCTCAATGTCCTCGAAGAAGACCTGGTATCTGACCGACAGAAGATCATAGAGCATTCTGGCAACCCGGCGCATATCCGGGTGAGCTGCGGGAGCGGAGCGAAGTTTAATGAAGTGCCGCCATTCCCTTAGATTGGCTGTCATGACCACCTCGGTTTTCAGGCTGTTCGGCAACACAGACCGGGCCTCTTGCGGAGAACAACCAATGTCCAAGAGGGTAAAGTAATTTACCTCAGCCTCCGAACAAGCCTTTTTCCACACGGTATAAGGGTAGTACCCCGGAGAAGTCCATGCCGGAGAGATAACAGTGATCTCCGTGCCGAACTGTTCTTTGCTGTAATTGCAATACCGAGTAGACTCCTGACAATAGGAGGCCAGCCGATGACGGACGATCTCATGGCTTACTCCCCGGTCACAGATAAACCGGACAGTTACAATACCGTGTTCAATGACGGCCTCATGGCCTCGCTTCAAAATGTTCCTGACAAACTTCTCTGCGCTGTCTTCGGTGATCTTGCTCTCGGACTTGTAACAAGTGCGCCCGGCCTGTTCAATCAGAGATAGAATGTTCAGATAAGAGGGAGCATTGACAAGCTCCACGCTGGGTTCAATAATTTTCATGGTCAGACTCCTTTCTGATACCATGGCTTAAAATTGGAAATTTTCTCATAGAGGGTGTCGCAATTTCCATCAAAGCAAATGGCTCGATCATCAACATAAACAACAGCGGGAGGCTTTTCAGACATGATTTCCAATTGAGGAAAATCATAGTGTTTGAGCCAATTTTCGATTGCCTTAATTCCTTCCGATGTAGTACAACGAGAAGAAACAATAACTACCCGATAACCTCTTTCCTGCAAATTTTCAATTACTTGTTGAATACCATCAACAGGAGGATCAGGTATGTTTTCCGCTCCTTTCCAGCCACTTTTATAAGAGTGAATGACACCATCGAAATCAAAAACAACGGTAGGTTGATACATGGTCAAACTCCTTCCACATGACTTGCCAGCATATCCGCTTGATGTGTCCATAGGACATTCGGATAGGCTCTTACCGCTCTGGTGTAATCGTTCCATTCCTCTTTCGGGCAAAAGGCTCCCATGTGATACCTGATACACATGATCTCTTCCTCAGTCAGAGCGTAGAACTGAGAGAGAAGCATGACCGATTTATCTCCATGCCCTTTCAGAAGAGTGTTCGGGTTATACTCCCACTCATGCTCGGAATACAGTTCAGTTCCATCCAAAAGGTGAAGGTCTAACTTCGGGTGACGGTACTGGTCAATCTTACAGAGATCGTGGAACATTCCTACCAGATACGGAGAGCGGCAATTCTTCCATTTCAACTGACAACTTTCGGTCAGGCCGACCAAGTGTTTTGCCACAGCGAGAGAGTGGTCAAAGAGGCCACCTTCATGATTGCCATGATACTTAGTGGAGGCGGGAGCATGGAAAAATCCGTTTGTCACAAGCCAGTCAATCATGTTGACCGTGACTAAAGGGCTTCCGTCTGGGAGTTTCATGAAGTCCAGAAGGGCATTGAGTCTTTCATTTTCACTCATGGCAGACTCCTTCCTCATACTCGGGCCGGTGAACACTCCTTTCAGGGTCAAAGCCATCGGGATAACGCTCCCGCAGCTTGTCAATATTGTGCTTGGCCACATCTGCAAGGGACACGCCCAGGCCGGTAGCGGTCTGCGCTACATACCACAGCACATCTCCCAACTCGTCAATCAGCCGGTTTGGGTCAAAGGTGTGTCCCTGAAACTCAACCTTTTTCAGAATGTCAATGCACTCTCCGGCCTCACCGTTCAGGCCGTAACAGCCATTCCGAATTTTGTCCCAAGGGCAGAGATCGCCGGAAGTACGGTCTGCGGCTTTCTGATAGTCATTAAGCGTCATCGTCGGCAACCTCCTTCTCCAGTTCGGCATATAGCATGATGTGTATAAACATTGAATTGCTCTGGCAAAAGGGACGCAAAACAGTTCTTTTCTTCAAAAGCCAACCTTCAAGCAGAAGATTGTTTACTTCATTGTCAAACTGACAAGCGTTGTCTAAACGGTATCGCACGGTCCTAATCTGTTTCATTTCCCGCAACCTCCATTTCCAGAACCGTCATGATTGCGTAATTGGCGAGATCAATCAGCGTGTCCCTGATAGATTCGTCACTGACCTTTTGTTCCCCGGAGCGGGAAAGAGTCTTGAACCGGTTGAATTTATCTCCCAGCCTGATACGGGCCATAGCCATACCCTCTTCAACAAAGGTCTGGTGAAAACTGTCCCCATAATCGTGATTTTTCCGGGCATAGAGATCATTGATTTCCTCGCAAATCTCCCGGTGTATTTGCACCTTTGTCTTTGTCGTGGTCAAAGTATCTTATCCTCACTTTCCACATGTATTTCAACAAACCATTGGAGAGGGAGAGGGTATATAACCGCTCTCCCTCGTCCGGTTTTACCCTAATAGGGCATTCAGGTCAAAAGAGGGCTTCTTTGCCGTCTGGGAGGCCGCAGGAGCGGGTTTGGAGGCCGGTGCGGGTGTGACTTCTCTTTCATCCCAGCCCTCAGAGGGCCGTTTATCGGTCAGCCGAGCGAATGTGACGGTCTTATCCGGCTTGTTCTTGTTCGGCTGAACATCATGTTCCACATCACACTCAATGAAGCACCCCACGAGGTCTTCATGGTCGATTTCAGTTAGGGAGAAATCATTGAGAGCGGTCTTGGCAAAGTAACTGAAAGCGTTCAGGGCACCTTCATTGGGAGAGCCATCGGTTTTCAGAAGGGAAAAGCGTTCAATATGCTTGGCTCCGCTCTGGGTCTGCATAGTGATCTCCAACTTGCCAAAGGCTTCCTTGTAGTTGACCGCCGTGATCTTGAACACATGGGTTCCTTCGGGAATGAGAGTAAATCCCTCACTCAGTCCAATTTTCGCCATTGTAGGTGTCCTCCTTAAACTTCGTTATTTACCGGGAAGATGATACCTACAAGTTCGTCTTCATCGTCCGGCAACTCGGGGTATCTCTTGACCAACAGGGCCTTTGCCACGGTGGAGTTTGTATCAATGTCATAAGCATAGAGGATTTCGCACAGGTCGGACTTTTCAATCAAAGACCAATCATCATTGCTGATCTTGATGGAAATGGTGCCGTCCTTGGTCTTGAAGACCCGAATGCAATCCTTGATACCGCCATCGGGGAAGGGCATAATGGCCTCTGCCAGTTCTGCGTATTCGGTGTGACCGATCTGGTCGATCATCTTGGAGATTGCTTTCGGCATTTCCTGAATGGCCGCAGCTGTCACACTCTTCACCGTAACGGGAATTCGCATGAACACAGAGGGAGAGGCCAGCCAACGGTCACAGATAGGGAGATCACCAATCGCCTGATTGTAGATAACGCCGCTGGAAGCAAGGGACTTTACGAATTTCTCAAATTTCATAGCACACCTCTTACTTCTTTCTGCCTACCCAGATAGCATAGACAATGCTTGCCATCAGCTCTACCATAACGGTAGCCAGAACACCGGCTACAAAGGGGTCAATATACATTGTTCAATCCTCCTTAATCGCTTTCGGAGTAATCCGATAACTGTCTTCCATGGTGGTGTACTTCTCCAATACGCCGTCCGCTTTCATAGCGTCCTTATTG